CAACCTGACCACCCCAGTATCCACCCGTCAAGGGTCGAACACAACAGGGAGACGCAACAACGTTCGTAACAGGTCGATAACGGTGGAACGGGAGGATATACGCAACACCACGTAGCGAAAGCCGGACAGCCCACACCCCTATAATACGCAACACACCGTAGCGTATATGAGAGGACTGTCCCTCTCCGTGGGGTGGGGTGGGGGCTGGCGCACGCGCACGGGGTGGGGGGTGGGTGCCCCTGCCTGCCGACTCCCACACAAGTCCTACCCCGGGCGCGCGGCGCGGCCGCGTCGCCGACCCCGGGGTGTTAAGCCGGCCCCCCTCCCCCCTCCCCACAGTCTTCTCGAAAATTTCCCGCTATGGGGGTTCGCATTTCTGGCACATAGAGCTGGGGGAGTGGGCCTGGAGTGGTTCTCATTCTGTGGGAATCAGACGTTTAGGGGTTCATGTGCCCGTTGGGCGCTGTTTTGTGGGGGAATCCGCCCGGCTGGTGTGCATATCTGCGTGTGATGTGCGTCACATTTCGTAGAGGCGTTTCCAGAAGCTCTGGTTTGGAAGGCTCTATACCTTATGGGTACTTCTTCAGGGAACTGCGTTCCCTTCTGAAGTGAGTGGGGCTTCGCCCCACGAACCCCATCCTTTCCTTCGGGGCTCACTGCGTTCGCCCCTCATGGTTTCCCTTCCCCTTTGGTCGCTGCTTCAGGACCGCTTGTGGGCGGTCCTTGCGCGTGTGGGTTGTTTTGTTCACGTAGACCCTTGGTCGCTGCCCGCTTCGCGGTCTGCTCCCCCCAGCTTCTCCTGTCGCCGCTTAGGCCCTTGGCCCCACTCACCGGCGGGATTTCGCACAATCTTGATTGGGTGTTTCTGTTGGCTAATGCGACGGTTGGTGATCGGCGGAAGATCACTAATGAGCAGGCCACGGATTTGCTGATTGAGGGTTTGCAGGCTGGGTTGACGGTTGAGCAGGCGCTGTCTAAGGCGACTCGTTCCCGTTCCTGGTATGAGGCGAATCGGAGGAAGGACCCGTTTTTCAAGAATCGGGTTGATCTGGTTCGTGAGTTGAAGAAGGACCGGAACCCGGTTGACCGGGTGGCTCTGGCTGGGTCTTACAGCGAGTTCAGTGAGCGGTTTTTGGGGACTCGGGTGTTTCCGCATTCGCAGAATGTGGTGGACATCATTGAGGGCCGGGATCCGTCGTGGGTGCATGACTCGTTCATCTTCGAGAAGGGCACGTCGGGGCATCGCCGGCTGTTGGTGAATCTGCCGCCGAACTTCGCCAAGTCGATGACGGTGACGATCGGGTATGCGACGTACCGGATTTGTCGGGATCCGAACGTGCGGATCATCGTCGTCAGCAAGACGCAGGCTCTGGCGCGGAAGTTTCTGGGTGCGATCCAGTCCCGGTTGACGCACCCGAACTATAAGGATTTGCAGCTGGCGTTTGGGCCGCAGGATGGGTTCAAGGCGACGGCTGACCAGTGGTCCGCGGACCGCATGTTCCTTGGTGGTGAGGTTCGGGATCCGCAGGAGAAGGATCCGACTGTTGAGGCGCTGGGGTTCGGGTCGCAGATTTATGGTGCCCGCGCGGATCTGATCATCCTCGACGACGTGGTTACGTTGTCGAACGCTGCTGAGTATGAGAAGCAGATGGATTGGATCCGGCAGGAGGTCGCTTCCCGGCTTGGGCCGGGTGGGGTTCTGCTGGTGATCGGCACCCGCGTGGCACCTGTGGATCTCTACAGGGAGCTGCGGAACCCGGACCATTACACGGACGGCAGGTCGCCGTGGACGTATCTGGCGATGCCGGCGGTACTGGATACGGGTACGGGTGACCCGGAGACGTGGACGACTCTGTGGCCTAAGTCGGATCGCCCGTTCGATGAGGGCGATGAGGTTGACGAGGATGGCTTGTTCGACCGGTGGACGGGTGAACGTCTGCACACGGTCAGGAATGAGGTCGGCCCCAACAAGTGGTCGATGGTGTATCAGCAGCTTGACGTCAGCGAGGATGCGACGTTCGACCCGATCGCTGTCCGGGGTTGCGTGAACGGGTTCCGTAAACCGGGGCCGCTGCACCCTGGTGCGCCGGGTTACCCGGTGGACACGGATGGGTTCTACACGATCTGTTCACTGGACCCGGCGATGTCTGGTGGTGTCGCGGCGTGTGCGTATGCGGTGGATCGGGTGTCGAAGAAGCGGTACGTGCTGGACATCCGGGTTCTTCCGGGGGCGACGACGCCGCAGTTGCAGTCGCTGGTGCATGAGTTCGCGGACAAGTTTCGTCCGCAGGAGTTCGTGATTGAGACGAACGCGATGAACTTGTACGTGTATCAGGACCCGGTGATCACGGACTACCTGCGGGCACGGGGGATCGTGCTGAAGCCGCATTACACGGGTAACAACAAGGTTGACCCGAACCTTGGCGTCGCGTCGATGGGGCCGCTGTTCGGCACCGTCTCCCAGCGGGGCGACGGGCGCGGGGTGAAGCATGATGGTAATGGGCTTATCGAACTGCCCGACCAGAACTATCCGGGGATCAAGTCGCTGATCGAACAACTGGTGACGTGGGTTCCTAACAAGCGGGGAAGCAAGCTGAAGCAGGACGCCGTGATGGCGATGTGGTTCTGCGAGACCAGAGCGCGGGAGGTGATCATGTCGGCGTCTAGTGACCAGTGGTTCACGGCGGGGGGCGGGTTCACGTCTCAGCGGGATATGGAGCGCCGTCAGGTGATCGCGCTGGATGAGTGGTCCGGGCACAACCCGGTGGTGTTCCTGTGACTGACGTGAAGACGATCCGTGGCCGGTATGAGGGGCTGCGGCAGCGTTACGCCGAACGCGACTCGCGTATGCAGCAGGTCGCCCAGGTCCGCGCCGGCGACGCCATCAGCCCGGGGCTGTTCCCGGCGGAGTGGCCGAAGCCGATCATCGCCAACTTCATCGACACTGTTGCGCGTGATCTGGCGGAGGTTCTGGCGCCGCTGCCGGCGGTGAACTGTAACGGCACGAACGTCATCGACGACAAGGCACGGTCGAAGGCGGACAAGCGCACCACGATCGCCAACTACTACCTGTACGCGTCACGGTGCGAGCTTCAGATGCTCGCTGCCGCGGACCAGTTCCTCACCTACGGGTTCCTGCCGTTCAGGGTGGAGGCCCATGTGGGGGAGCAGCGTCCCCACATTCACCTCGATGACCCGATGGGTGGCTACCCGGAGTTCGACCGGTGGGGTAACACGGTCGCCTACGCGAAGGTGTGGAAGAAGACCGGGCAGGAACTCGCGGCCCTGTTCCCCGAGTCACGCGGTGTGATCCTGGGTAACGGGATCGGTGACCAGTCGCAGGCACTGATCGAGGTCGTGAAGTGGTACGACGCCGATTCTACGGTCCTGTTCCTCCCCTCCCGGGGGGACCATGTTCTCGCATCGGTGAAGAACCCCCTTGGTCGCTGCCCCGTGCATGTGGCTGTGCGTCCGACGCTCGATGGGGATATGCGGGGCCAGTTCGATGACGTGCTGTGGGTGCAGATGGCCCGCGCGAAGATGGCCCTCCTGAAGCTGGATGCCGCGCACAAGGCGGTGGAGGCGCCGCTGGCGCTGCCGCAGGACGTGCAGCACCTCCCGATCGGTGGGGACGCGATCCTCCGGTCGAACACGCCGGAGAAGATCCGCCGTGTCCCGCTGGATGTGCCGCAGGCGGCGTTCGCTGAGGACGGCGCTTTGGAGCGGGAGATGCGCCTGGGGGCGCGTTACCCCGAAGCGCGTGGCGGGAATGTTGATGCTTCCATCATCACTGGGCGTGGCGTTCAGGCGTTGATGGGTGGGTTCGATACGCAGATTCAGGCAGCGCAGCGGATATTCGCATACGCCTACGAGGTGGCGCTGTCTCTTGCGTTTGAACTGGATGAGAAGTTGTGGGGGGACCGGGAGAAGACGATCAAGGGCACCCACAACGGGCAGCCCTACAAGATCAACTACCGGCCCTCCACGGCGATCAGCGGCGACTACACGGTTGACGTTGAGTACGGTCTGCTCGGCGGGCTGGACCCTAACAGGGGCCTCGTGTGGCTCCTTCAGGGGCGCGCCGAGAAGCTGTTCTCCCGTTCCTTCGCCCGCCGCAACCTCCCGGTGAACATGAACGCCAGCCAGGAGGAACAGGTCATCGACATTGAAGACGGCAGGGACGCCTTGAAGGCCGCTGTTGCGGCCACGTCACAGGCACTGCCGGCGATGGTGGCGCAGGGGCAGGACCCCTCGTCGATCATCGCGTCGATGGCTACTTTCATTGACGGGCGCAAGAAGGGCCTGTCGTTGGAGGAAGCCGCTGCGGCGGCGTTCAAGCCCCCGGAGCCGGAAGCAGTGGAACCACCCCCCGGTTCTGAGCCCCCTGGTGAGGTTGAGGCGCCCGGTGAGGCGAGTGGCCCTTCCGGCTCCGGGGCTGGACCTGACATTCCGGCGGGCACGATGGGCCTGCCGGCTGGGTCTCGACCCGACCTGGCGACGATGCTGGCGGCTCTCGGGTCGAATGGTAAGCCGGTTCTACAAGCGGGTGTCATGCGGCGCCGCGCTATCTCATAACAACCCGCTGAAGGAGTTCACATGTCCGCTGCACCCATTCAGGGCGGCAAGCCTGACCACGGCACTGCTGTCAACGCTGCTTCCGGTTCCCCGTCGTCCGGGGCAGGCCAGGGCGGCACCACCGCGCCTGTCGCTGGTGGCGTCCCCGGGAAGGTGTCGGTTCCCGACATCCCCGCGGCGTTCCTGCCTGACCGTGGCCTGCGCGAGTCGACCACGTTCGGTCAGGGCACTTCTGACAACGATCGAAACAAGGCCCACTAGGCAGGTCGTCGTGGATGACGACGACGACGAGGTGACGATCATCTACACGGAACGCCCCTCCTACCCGTGGGATCCGTCGCAGATGCAAGCGGACGTGCTCATTCTCGCCGCGGACATCACCGCCCGGTTCGCTGAGTTCATGGAGACCGTCGCCGCGCGTGCGGCGGCGGACTCGAACTTCACTCTGGATCAGGCGGATTTCGCTGCTGAGGCGGCGAAGCAGATTGAGACGTTGACGGACGAGAAGACGGAGTAGTCATGGCTGGCGGGTATCAGAAGCCGTCAAACCCGGCGCCCGTCTCCGGGCCGGGCAGGCTCGCTAAGCGCACTGATGGTGGGCCGGCGCAGCCGCAGAGGATCGCCCCTGGTGGTGCGTATGGGGAGAGGAAGGACATGGCGGAGTTCCAGACCGGCGCCCCCATGTCCGCCTCCCCCACCATGCTCGGAGGCCCCGAAGGTGGCGCCCCGACCGGTCCCGATATGTCACAGGTCACCCCGTTCGGAGCACCCAGTGAGCGACCCGACGAGCCTGTCACTGCTGGCGCTGATGTTGGTCCCGGCCCCGGTAGCGAGGCACTGGGTCTCGGGCGTCAGGTTCAGGATGACACCGCGCAGCTCGCCCGGTATCTGCCGATCATCGAGAAGGTGGCGAACGATTCGGCGTCGTCGAAGTCGCTGCGTCTGTTCGTGCAGTACCTGAAGGGGCTTCAGTGACGTTTTGGGATCGCCTTGACACCGCCCTCGGCGGGCTCGGGGTGGAGAACGGCGCTATCGCTTGGGACCTCGCCCATTCGTCCATGAGTGACGACGACCTCGCAGGGTTCATTGGCCTTGTGACGAAGGACCGCGACGCGTGAGTTGGTTCGACGATTTCCTCGACAACATCACCCCCGACGACACTGGGGGTTTGCTTCGCGCTGCCCCGGGGGCTGTTGCTGAGAAGATCGCGCCTGCCGCCGCGTGGGTGATGGACAAGTCGCCGCAACTTCAGCAGGCAGCCGAGTTGTACCAGGGTGCCGTGAATGTGGAGATGGCCGGCGCATCGTGGGGCCTGTCCGCCCTGCCGGGTGGGCCGCGTACCGCGACGTGGGATGAGGCGCAGCAGATCAGCCCCGGCCAGATGGCCGGCACTGGCGCTGTCCTGAAGGGCATGGGCGTTGGCGCCCTGCTCAACAACGATGGGGTCGCGGAGTGGGCGTCGAACCTGCTTCCGTCGCTGGATCCCGAGTTCGACATCTACAACCCTGAAGACCGTAAGCGTGCCTACACGGACAACACCTACGGCATGTATTCGACGGGGTTCACCGACGCCTACATTTCGTGGTACTCGGACCCGCTGGTGGTTGCCGGTAAGGGCGTGAAGGTCGGGATCACGAAGGGCCTAGAGCGGCCCGTGACCCCGTTCAACCGGGAGAAGCTTGCGGTTGAGATCACGGACGCGCAGAAGGCGCGGTTCGCGGAGACCGCTGGCGGGAAGGCGAAGAAGAACTCCGCCTACGTCATGCTGGATGACCTGACCAACGGTGACGCGGCACGCAACATCAACCAACCGTTCGTGCGGTCGTCGAACAACCCTGACCTGCTCGCCCACCTCACCGGTGAGGCGACTGA